GTCTGGGTATAAATCTTTTTCTTTGAAACTTAATTGCAAAATCTCATCAGCACTAAACCCAATTAACTCTAAATCAAAATCTAATTCTTTTAATTCTGATAATTCCAAATTCAATAATTCATTTTCCCAACCCGCATTCAACGCCAGCTTATTGTCCGCCAATATATAAGCCCGCTTCTTGGCATCACTCCATCCTCTAGCCACCATCACCGGCACCTCGGCCATTTGCAGGCGCTGTGCGGCCAGTGTGCGCCCGTGGCCAGCAATGATGCCGCCATCCTCGTCCACAAGTACGGGAGTGGTCCAGCCCCACTCACGGATTGATGCCGCGATCTGAGCGACCTGCTCATCCGAGTGCGTCCTGGCGTTCCTCGCGTACGGCACCAGGCGCTCGATCTTCCAGCGCTCCACCTTGTCTGCCGGGTTCACTTTTTGTTCCATGTCTGAATCGCCCCCATCCCAAATTTTCCCACAACTGCCTAAAAATTAAGCAGACCACCCCATCTAAGTGTTTTCCCTATCCGGATACGCTTTTTCCGCACGATGTTCGGGTACAGCGGGTACACCCCTAAAGGGGTGTGTACCCGGTTGTACCCCAAACACGTCTTTCGCCCGGGTACAACTGTACCCGCTTGTACCCGCTTGTACCCTGTACCCGGTCAAAATCCGATCCCCAGCTCATAAATTCCGGGCTCCTCCTCAACCATCTCGCCGCGCTCGAGCAGCTCAACAACGGCCCTGGCGAACGCTTGCTTCCTGCTGTTCGTAGACTCCAACTCGGACAGTTCATCGAACGCTTGCCTCCATTCCGACCTGGCGACTAGCCTGGCGTTGAGCACCTTGAACGCCTCCCAAGCCACGTTCGCGTTGGTGCTCCTGAGCTTGCGCTTGGCGGTCTTCTCTGGCGCCCCGGCCTGCACCAGCACCGCGCTCGTCACCGGCTCCCCGTCCTCGTCAAACCACCCTGGAATAACTACTTTCTCAAGCGTAGCATATAGGGTAGCCGCCAACTCGGTGTCCTTGCTCTTGCGCTGGATAATCTCCATCGGCGAGTCGCCCTTGGCGGGCACGATGCTGATCTCAATGTCCAGCGCACCGCGCCAAGCGCTCGAGCCTCGAGCCCTGTGCTGAGTCTCCTCAGATACTCCAGTGTGGTGGACTAGTATGATAGTGCAATTGAATTCAGCCATTAACATGGCGCAGGCATCTAACATTGCCTTGGCATCCTGAGATGAATTCTCATCGCCGGAGTTGAAACGGTGTAGGGTATCTATCGTGATGATGGCGGGCTTGATGGGCAGCGCCCGGATGTGCTCGGACACCTTGCGGTAGCCCTCTGGAGTATCTAGATCGCAGCCGCTCTTGCTGAGATACATATTAAGAGCCTGACCATTACCATGGCGCTCTTTCCACGCCGCTATCCGGCTGCGCAGACCGTGGTGGCCCTCTCCCGCCAAGTAGACAATCGCCCCTGGCGTGACCCGGTGCCCGAACCAATCCTGTTGCCCCTGGGCCATCCGCAGGCACCAGTCGAGTGTGGCGAACGTCTTGCCGCCGCCGCTCGGGCCGTGAACCATGATGAGCGCCGCCTGCTGGATCCAGCCCTTGACCATCCACCGAATCGGCGCAGGCTGGCGGGAGAACTCGTCCGCCGGCATAAGCCAGTCGCTCACCGCAGGCTCAAGCAGCGCCGTCAGGTCGTGCCCAGCTTGAACGTAATCATTGGCGTCCCCAGCTGCTGGCGGCATCACTGACCTGGCACCATACTTGGCGCTCGCCTGCTCGGCATAGCGCTGGCCCACTCCACTCGCATCGTTGTCAGCCACGATCACCAAGTCTTGTTGCGCCCCGAACCTCTCCCGAAGCGCTCCGGTGACCGGGACTAGATTGCTGGCCGAGTACGCCACGGCGCAGGCCTTGCCGGTGGCCTGATGGATGGTGGCGGCAGTGGCGAAGCCCTCGGCGATGTAGATCGTTGATCCAGGCTCGCCTAGCATCCAGAATTTGCCGCCCGTAGCGCCGCCGGGGTGATAGCGTTTCTCGCCATCGGCTGCGATGTACTGCACGCTGGCCAGATCACCCTCGGCACTGTACAACGGCACCATCAACCGCCCGTCGCCGGTGATTCTGGCGCCGTTGGGTGCGATGCCCTTTCGCGCTAGATACGGATGATCGGCACTCGCCGCACCGCCTGCTGTCCAGATCGCATCAACCGTGCTCGCGGCAACCGCCTGGCTGCGCTCCTGCTCGGCCTCTCTTGCCGCCTTGGCTTCGGCCATTCGCCTAGTGTGCGCAAACTCCTCGGAGATGGTGAGTTTCCTGCCCATCTCCGCTTGCCAAGCCTGTTCGATGCCTGCCCGCCAGCAGCCGAACCTGCCTGCCGGGACGCCATCACCGAAGGCCACATACCAACCGGGCTTGCTGTGGCCTGGTGTGCCTTTGGTGCCAGAGTTGAACCTGTGCAGCTTGCCGTCTAGATAGATCGTATCTGGCGGCTCCAGGCCTGCCTCAATCATTGCCTCCCGTAGCTGCTCGTCTGGTGGCTCTACCCTCTTGGGCTCGGGGAGAGCGTATGCGCCGCCGAAGATGCTAGTCAGGTCTGCCATTGGCTGGAGCCTTGGATAGATAGGTCGACAACCGCTGGATCGCGGTGATGCGTGGCCGCTTGGAGCGCCCGCGCTGAAGGGCAAGAACGGTACTGTAGTGCAGCCCTGTCGCTGCTGCAACGACTCTGACCTTGCGGTCTTGCAGAGCGGCAACAACTTGCTCGATGGTCATCATAAAGCGTACTCCTGAAAAAAAGTTGGTGAAGATCGAAAAAAAGTGTACCACAACCTCAAAAAAGCATGGTACTATTCTTCCATGCACTGAACGGATCTCCCGACGAGTGCTGCAACAGAAGGAAACGAAATGACCAAGACCCTGAACTGGACGAGCATCCGCGCCATCGGCAAGCAAGACAGCGCTGGCCGCTGGACGCCGAGCGCCGAGGTGGCTGAGTATTTCAGCAACATCCGCACCCCCAGCCGCGCCTGGCCGAATAGCATGGCCAAGGCCGCGCAGACCGCCAAGTTTGCGAGCTGGCTCACCACCAACCGCCCCGAGATCGCTGCTAAGTTGCTCGCAAACTGAAAGTTACGAACATGGCCATCAACCTAAAAACCACCTCCACCTTGGCGTCCAACGGCGCCAAGATCCTCGTCTACGGCCAAGCAGGCGCAGGAAAAACAACGCTGGCGGCAACCCTGCCAGCGCCCATCATCCTGAGCGCCGAGGGTGGGCTCTTGAGCATTCAGGATGCCAACCTGCCCTACATCGAAGTGACCTCCATGGCCACCTTGATGGAAGCCTACTCCTGGCTGCGCGACAGCCACGAGGCCAAGGACTATCAGAGCGTGGCGCTGGACAGCATCAGCGAAATTGCTGAAGTGGTCCTCAACGCTGAGAAGAAGAGCAACAAAGACCCACGCGCTGCTTACGGCGCTATGCAGGAGCAGATGGCCGATATCATCCGCGCCTTCCGCGACCTGCCCGGCCGCCACGTCTATATGTCGGCCAAGCTCGAGAAGACGCAGGACGAGATGGGCCGAGTTTTGTACTCGCCAAGCATGCCGGGTAACAAGACCGGCCAAGCCCTGCCGTATTTCTTTGACGAAGTCTTGGCGCTTCGAGTCGAGAAGGACGCCGAGGGCGTGTCACAGCGGGCACTCATGTGCGACAGCGACGGCCTGTGGCTGGCGAAGGACCGCAGCGGCAAGCTCTCTGCCTGGGAAACGCCAGACCTTTATCACATCATCAGCAAGATCGGCGGTGCGAAATGATCGCGGTCTGGTTGGCCTGCAAAGAAGCCGAGCGCTTGGCAACCGAAGCGCGGCGGGTTGTCGAGGACGCCATGATCGCGCAGTTCAAGATCGAGAAGGACATGGAAGGCACCAAGACCTTCATGAACCTCGGCTACACGGTCAAGATCGCTGGCCGCCTAAACCACAAGATTGACTCGGACAAACTGCAAGCGATCGCCGCCGAGGCCGGCCTGGCCGAGCACCTTGGTTCTCTGTTTCGTTGGAAACCGGAAATCAATTCGTCGGCCTGGAAGTCAGCCGATGAATCCATCACGCGCCCGCTACTGGGTGCGATCACCACCACGGCGGGCCGCCCGTCATTCTCAATCACCAAGGAATAAATCATGGCCACTCTCGGACAAGACTACGTTGCAGCTGACCTGCCCATGGGCAAGTCTTTCGAGCCACTGCCTGCCGGCTGGTACACGGCAGCCATCACGCAGGCAAGCATCAAGGACACCAAGGCCGGCACTGGCCGCTACATCTCGCTGAAGTACGACATTACTGGCCCGAGCCACCAGGGTCGCACGATCTTTGGCAACCTGAACATTTCCAACCCGAATCCAAAAGCGGAAGAGATCGGGCGCCAGCAGCTGAACAGTCTGATGCGGGCCATTGGCCTGGCGAAGGTCAACGACACCGACCAGCTCATTGGCGGACAGTTGAAAATTAAGCTGGCGATCACCAGCAGCGAGCAGTACGGCGAGGGCAACGAGGTCAAAGACTTTGCTGGCATTGCCGGCGGGGCAATGCCTGCGGCAAGCAAGCCGGCGGCACCAGCTGCTGGCGCTAAGGCTGCGCCGCCTTGGGCTAAGTGATCTAAAGCAACGGGGCGTGACAGATAAATTCAGGAATCTGTCACGCTTTTACCTTACAAAACAAGGAGTTAGACCATGATTATTAAGTTGAGCAAAGAAGAGATTACAGAAGCAATTCTGGAGTGGACAAACAAACAAATGGACTTTGACTATCAAGAGCACAAGCTCAACATGGTGGAAATGCACTACGACGGCTGCGAGGTCTTCTGGGTCAAGCCTGCCAAAGCCGAGCTTGAGGCCGCCTAATGCGCCAGCACCGCCCCGATCACGTCCTAGAACGAGCAGAGTTTTTGTCACGCGCTCGCTCCATGGCTCGCCGGGGCGTTGCCCTGACGCATAGCAAACTCACGCCAGCAGAAGTGCAGGAGATCCGCCAGGCCAAAGAAAACCGCCTGGACCTGATGGCCCACATTGCCGAAACCTTGAGTAATTCCGCACTGGCGGAAAAGTACGGGGTGCATCCACGCACCATTGAGAAGGTGCTGTCTTATGAGACTTGGAGCCACATCAAATGAGTGCAATCCCAATCCCCGACGAGGTGGCAGCGGCCATTGACACCGCCCACGAGCGCCAGGTCGAGCTGCCCAGGTCGCACCTCGGCGCCAGTCAGCTCGGCCACGCCTGTGACAGGTGGCTGTGGTTGTCCTTCCGCTGGGCGGTGCGCGAGCCTTTTCCCGGTCGCATCCTGCGCCTGTTTCGGCGGGGCCGGATGGAGGAGGCCACCATAGCGGCGGACCTCAAGGCAATTGGGATTGAGATACACAGCACGGAGGGCGAGCAGGCCCGCGTCGACTTTGGCTCGCATGTTTCCGGCAGCCTGGACGGAATCATTGAGTCTGGCGTCCCTGGTGCGCCGAAGGCCAGGCACATCTTCGAGGCCAAGACACATTCCAAGAAATCGTTTGACGATCTAGTCAAGCACGGCGTAGAGAAATCCAAGCCAGTCCACGCCGCCCAGATGCAGGTCTACATGGCCGGCACCAACATCGACCGCGCCCTGTACTTTGCAGTCTGCAAAGATGATGACCGCATCTACACCGAGCGCCTGCGGTACAGCCGCACGGAGGCCGAACGCCTGATAGCCCGCGGCCATCGCATTGCTCTGGCGGATCGGATGCCTGAGCCCTTGTCCAGCAACCCGGCCTGGTACGAGTGCAAGTTCTGCGCGGCGCATGATTTCTGCCACGGCAGCAAGAAGACCAAAGAGGTTAACTGTCGGACCTGCGCCCACAGCACGGCGGAGCCATCCACGCCGGACAGCGATGCGCACTGGACATGCGCACGATTCGACCGCAGCGTGATCCCGATTGAGACGCAGTACACAGGCTGCGACAGCCATGTCCTGCATCCTGACCTAGTGCCGTGGCAGCGACTGGATGGGCCGGACGCTTGGACGGCGATCTATGTCATTGACGGGCGGGAGGTCGCGAATGGGGAGGGGGATGCTAATGTGTTTGGGTCTCGGGAGTTGCTGAATGCTCCGTGACTACCAACAGCGCACAATAGACCAGCTCTACGCCTGGTTCGATCACAACACCACCGGCAATCCCTGCTTGGTGCTGCCCACCGGCTCGGGCAAGAGCCACATCATTGCAGCGCTGTGCAAGCGGGTATTGCAGGAGTGGCCAGACAGCCAGATTCTGATGCTGACCCACGTCAAAGAATTGATAGAGCAGAACGTGG